AAAATAATGAAGAGCAAGGGACTTTCGGTGATGAAGAATTAACATCCGATACGTTCCTTGCTCTTTGTTATAAAGCGAAACTAACAAGATGGGATTTAGAAGATATGACAATCGGTGATTGTTTTGACTATATTGCTGAATTTGCTGAAATGGAGAATCCAGATAAAGAAAAAGTTAGAAAAGCAAATCAAAAAGACTTCGATTCATTCTAAGAAAGGGGTGAGAAAATGGCAGGAAGAATTAAAGGGATTACAATTGAGATTAATGGTAACACTCAACCGTTACAAAATGCTTTAAAAGATGTGAATAAGCAAAGTGATAGCTTGGCTAAAGAACTAAAAGATGTTGAACGTCTTTTGAAATTTGATCCTGGTAATGTTGAAGCTTTAGCTCAGAAGCAAAAGTTATTAACTCAACAAATTGAAAATACAACGCAAAAGTTAGACAAATTGAAAGCAGCGGAGCAACAAGTCCAAGCGCAATTCCAAAACGGAAAAATTTCCGAAGAACAATACCGTGCATTCAGGCGTGAAATTGAATTTACAGAAGGATCGCTTAATGGTCTGAAAAATAAGCTTGGAAATATGAAGGCTGAACAAGATAATGTAGCCAGTTCCACCCGGCAATTAGAAACGTTGTTTAGTGCTACAGGGAAAAGCGTAGATGATTTTGCAGGAGCATTAGGAAATCGTCTTGTGAATGCAATTAAAAGCGGAACAGCTACAAGTCGGCAGTTAGAACAAGCAATTGGTCTTATTGGTCGTGAGGCGTTAGGAGCGGAAGGTGACATTGAAAAATTACAGCGAGCGCTACGATCTGTAGATTCTGGTAATTCTATTCAACAAGTACGAAATGAATTAAGGGACTTACAGCAAGAAGCTGGTAGAACAGAGAAAAAGTTTGAGGGGTTAAAAATAGGATTAGAAAATGTCATCGGTGGAATGGCAGCAGGTGGCGGAATTGCGGCCGCTATTGAAAAATCGATGGATATGTCAAAATTGCAAACCAAAATTGACATAAGCTTCAATGTTCCTGAGTCCTCAAAAAAATCAGTAGAGGAAGCCACAAGAGGTATTTCAGCCTATGGATTAGATGCTGAAGAAGCTCTTGAAGGTGTAAGGAGACAATGGGCATTAAATAAAGGCGTTAGTGATGAAGCTAATGCTTCTTTTGTAAAAAGCGCAGCTGTTATTTCTCAATCATATGCAGGTATTGATTTTACTGAGTTAATTCAAGAGACAAATGAAATTGGCAATGAGTTGGGGCTATCCCAAGAGCATGCCCTATCTATGACGAATACTTTGTTAGGCATAGGGTTTCCGCCTGAACAGCTAGACATTATTGCCGAATACGGAGGGCAGCTTACAAGGGCAGGATACAGCGCTGAAGAAGTACAGGCAATTATGGAAGCTGGTGTTGATACAGGAACCTGGAATTAGATTATAGTTCCCTTGTATGGCGACGTACAATGAAAAACTCCTTTAATTCAGTGAAACTCTCAAATGAGACAATACTGAGCGAAGCCTTTTAGTTAAGGAACGTGCAACGACTAGTCGAAAGACGTAGGGTGTAAGCAAATGACACTCGAAATGGGGAGCAACTCAAGTAGTTGAAGATATAGTCTAATCTATGCGGTGACGTATAGCAGTTCATAAGAGAACGGGCGTGACGTTGCGAATCACGTTGAATATAAATGATTGATAATCTCTTAGACGGTTTGAAAGAAGGTCGTATCAAAGCGGCTGAATTCGGTCAAGGTGTCGATAAAGCTATGACAGAAGCTCTTGAAGGTACAAAAATTTCAGCAGAACAAGTTGAGGTATGGGGGAAAGCTGTAGCTAACGGTGGTAAAGCAGGTTCAATAGCTATGACTGAAATCGCACAAGCTTTATCAGAGGTTGATGATGAAACAAAACGAAATGAATTAGGTGTTAAATTTTTCGGTAGATGATAAATTGTGCCGAAATAAAATCGTTCAAAAACGGTGAAAGCTCAGCATGTAAAGGTGGTGCTAATACCGTGGTAAAGCACATTTTAAAAGATGTGGCTCACCGTAACGCATAGGAGTTGAACCTGTATTACAGAATAAAATACTCCCACGAGTGAACGACAACCCTATAGGTTGAAAATATATGCTGAGCCGAGGATGAGTTAACATCCTATAATGCGGAGAAATTCCCGGAAGTAGAGGATAAAAAGCCTTTACGATAACAAAATGACAATGTATGAAGATCAAGGGCAAAACATCATTAATACTTTGCTAGGTGCGAAAGATAAAACGGTTGATTTTGGAAAACAACAAGATAAATTGAATGATTCCATTAAGAAAATGGATGCAAACCCAGCGGTTAAATTCCAAAAGGCGATGCAAGATTTACAAATGGCTCTCAAACCTGTTCTTGGAGTTATCGCTGATGTTGTTGCTAAAATAGCGGATTGGATTTCTAACAATCCTAAATTAGCGGCTACGTTGGCAGCTATAGCAGTAGCTATTGGTGTAATTTCAGGAGCATTTATGGCTTTAGCACCAATCGTTGTCGTCATATCGAGTATAGGTTTAGCGATGACAGGTTGGATAGCTCTATTCGGTGGGATTGTTGCAGCTGTAGTTGCTTTAGGTGTTGTCATTTATAAAAATTGGAATTCTATAAGTCAATGGACGATAGATACCTTTAATTCTATAGGTGAATATTTATCTGAATTGTGGAGTGGAATAGTCGAAACAGCATCATCTTGGTTATCTTCGCTTGTAGAATCAGTGTCTGGATGGTGGGCTTCTCTAGTAGAATCAACGACAACGTGGCTATCTTCACTTGTCGAAACGGCATCGTCTTATTGGTCATCTCTAGTAGAAACAGCCTCAGGATGGTTTTCTTCTTTAATTGATACAGCTGTAGGTTGGCTCTCCTCTTTAGTTGAGACGGCATCTACTTGGTGGTCATCTTTGGTAGAAACAGCAACTCAATTTTTCATGCAACTATACCAAAAATGGCAAGAAATTTGGAATTCTATACTTATATTCTTAGATCCAATTATTTCATTAATTTCAACGGTACTACAAGCTGGATGGCTATTAATCCAAGCTGGAGCGCAAATTGCTTGGGCGGCAATATCTCAATATATTATTCAACCAATTCAACAAGCTTATGAATGGGTAAGTACAAAAATTGGCGAATTAGTTACATGGCTTGGTACACAATGGGAAATTGCAAAAGCGGTAGCGCAAGTTGCATGGGGATTATTTAAACAATATATCATTCAACCGGTTCAGGAAACTTGGATTTTAGTGAAGCAAAAATTTAGTGATTTAGTTTCTTGGCTTGGTTCACAGTGGGAATTAGCGAAGTCTTACACACTAGCAGGGTGGAATTTAATAAAACAGTATGTTATTCAACCGGTTCAAGAATTGTGGAATACAACGAAACAAAAGCTTTCAGATTTAGCTAACTGGATATTAGGAAATTGGGAATCTATAAAATCGTATACACTCTCAGCCTGGAATTTAGTGAAGCAATATGTTATTCAGCCAGTAACAGACGCTTATAATCAGGCAAAGCAAAAATTTACTGATTTATATAATTCAGCTAGAGAAAAATTCGATTCCGTAAAGAATGCAGCGCAAGAAAAATTTGAAGCAGCGAAACGATTTATTATTGATCCAATTAAAGATGCGGTTGATAAAGTAGAGAGATTTGTAGATAAAATAAAGTCATTTTTTAGTAATTTAAGATTAAAAATACCATCTCCTGAAATGCCTAAATTACCACACTTTAGCTTGCAGACTAGTACATGGACAGTTATGGGGAAAAATATCACTATCCCATCAGGCGTTAATGTGGACTGGCGTGCAAAAGGTGGTATCTTCACTAAGCCGACAATATTCGGAATGAATGGTGGCAATCTACAAGGGGCTGGCGAAGCTGGTGATGAAGCTGTTTTACCTTTAAATAAAAAGACACTTGGGGGTATTGGTGCGGGAATCGTAGCAGCCATGCCTCGAGGTCAATTTGCTATGTCAGGTGAAATAAATCAATTAATGAGTGACATGGGACGTATGATGACTAGTTCCGCAAGCCAATTGGCAGGACTAAAAAATGTCATGAGTGGTGTGTATGGGAATATGTCCAATAGCAGACAGGCGATGACAAATAGTGTATCAAATCAAGTTGTTAATAATTCTTTTGGTTCATCAAGTAATGGAGTAACCCCAATGCTTGGTGGTGATTTAGTTGTGGAAGTTCCTGTTGTTTTAGATGGACGAGATGTGGCACGTGGTACTTATCGATATACAACCGAATATCAAGAAAGAGAAGCAAAAAGAAACGCAGACTTTTAGGTTTGGGTTTCTTTTATTTTATTAAAAAATGAGGTGTCAACATGAGTTCTTTTACATTTAATAACGAACGAAAAGACTTTATTCAAATTGCAAAAGGATGGAAAAGACCAGCTTGGGCGCCGTTAAAAAGGAATTTTTTAAGTGTTCCTGGATATCCAGGTGCAAGATTATTAAACACACAAACAGAAATGCGTGTTTTATCTATTCCTGTAGGAATTATCGTTCCTGATGGATCGGATTTAGAAATCATAAAAGAAGAAATTGCAGATTGGTTAATTACAGAGCAACCGGCAGAGCTTACATTCGATGTAGAACCATATAGAACATATTTAGCTGTTGTGGATGATAGTTTTGATCCAGATGAATTTGTAACACTTGGAATCGGCACAATAAAATTTGTTTGTCCAATTCCTTATAAGCTAGGAAAAGTGAAAACTCACACATTCACTCAAAGTTGGTCCACTGAAATTACCTCTGAGTTCACGAATAAAGGAAGTGTAGAAGCTCCGGCATTAATTGAAATGACTGTAAAAGAACCAAGCACATTTTTAGATGTATGGTTTGGTAAATATCCTTTAGAACGAAACTATTTCCGTATTGGTTATCCTCTTACTGTGGAGGAAACGACGGTACAAGAACGTGAGCGTGTGTTATGGGATGAAATGGCTTCGCCTATAGGTTGGACTCCTGTTACTGGACAAGTTGAGGAAATGAAAGGGACAGGTAGTTTCAAGGTTAAAGATGGACATGCTCTTTATTGTGAAAAATATGGAGAAGAAGGAACTAGTGGTTTTTATGGAGCTATCGCTAAGAAAAACATCCCTGGTGGACCGTTACAAGATTTTGAAATGGAGACATGGATTACTTTGCAATCCAAAAGTATAGCCGAGATGGGTCGCGTTGAAGTCCTTCTTTTAGATGAAGCAAGTAATGTAGTGGCACGTATCAATATGAACGATCTATACGATAATGCAGAAATTACAAAAGCATATATGAGAATTGGGAATAATGGAACGCCTAATAGTATTAAGAAATTAGTCGATACCAGCGGCGGTTATTCCACTACATTCAATCAGTTCCGAGGGCGCTTACGTATCGCTAGAAGGGGCAAGCAATGGTCTGTGTATGTAGCTAAATTTATCGATGGTACATACACAGACGGGGCATCTCTTGTGGAACAATTTAATGATGTTGACAATAGTAATCCAATGACAACTCGGAAAATCGCACAAGTAATGATTGCAGTGTGCAAATGGGATAATCATCCTGCTATAGATAATATGTGCATAACAGATTTAAAAATATGGAAAGTAAACAAAGTTCCATCTAATACAAAACCGTATATTTTCGATACAGGGGATAAAGTGATTATTGATAC